ATTCTGTTCCAGAGATCGGGATCAATATCGTTCCTTGAGCGAACACCATCAGCAATTGCCGCCAATACATCCGTCTTAGCTGATGCTTGGTCTTCTTTTCGAGCAGTCTCACTTTCCTGGTACCTGACCTTTAATTCTTGTACTACTGATGACACCAAGGCTGGGTCTATTAGTTTACGAGCCTGTGCTAAGTTCTCGGTATGACTCAGACCTAGACCAAGAATTCTTTCTGTTTCAGCGAATGTTTCACCTTGTCTGGTTTTTGATCTTAGAGAGGTTTCGATCTCGTCATAGAAACTGGAATCTATTTGCCCTTTGTTGGCTTCAAAGTACAACGCTGCGGTGCGGTAATTATCAATTGCCAATAGACTATCAATAACTTGTTGATGGGCTTTTGTAGTGAACGACATTCTTGCTTTATCAACAATCGCTTGTTCATTTTCATCGGCTGGGTTCTTGGCATCGATACCATAGACATCTGTAATCTGCTGATCAATTTCTATAAGACCGAGATTGAGTTGTACTGCCAGTTGTTCAGGGTTATTGTAATTGGCACCAGCAGACATGATTATATTCTCTATTCTCGCTTCTCTAGAAACCCTTAACCATTCATCAGTTTGTTGTCTTGAGTGATTTGCAATAGTACCAAAAGCAGTATTTATTCTTTGGTCTGCGAGTACATTCCATTGATCTAATATTCTTTTATCAAGACCTTGTGTAAGTTGTTTCCTATATTCCTCTAAAGCCTTCTCGACAATTTCTTTTTGCTCTACTGCACTTTTCCCTGATAACGATAGATAACCATCAGGATCAGATATTAATTCTCTAATCCTTGTGCTGAATAAATTATCTCTATCATGCAATATTGCCTGGTCTTGTTTATCTCTTTGTTTGAATGCCTGTTGCCATGCCTGGTCTCCGAGCTGAGAAAGTGCCTGTCCTCTTTGAATATTCGCCTCTGCGATTGTAGAACCAAAAGCTTCACTAAGAGTTTTTATTTGCTGTTGTCCACCCTGCACTGGTGCATCTTTAACTTGACCTATTTCATATTGTGGTACCGTTGCCATTATTACTCCTTAAATATTAGGTACTATACTCATACCATTTAGTAGCCATCGAACCAGCTCCCTGTAATAGCGATGTCATAGCGGCAGTCTTGCCTGCTCTAATAGCATTGTTCGCTGCAAGCAGTTTCATTTCTTTGTCAGCACCTATATTTGAGGCTCTAACCTTGTGTTCGTATTCCTCTCTTTCTGCATTCGATCTGATTGTCAGTGCGTCAAGTTCTCCCAACATCGCTGTATCTCCAAGAATGTCTAGGGCTGATCCTGAATCAACCACCACTCCACTGGCTGCAAGTACACTACGTTGTCTACCCTTGAGTTGAGAGACCTTGGTTCTATGGACAGCCTCTTCCTTTTTTCCGCGGGCGATCGCATCTTCAGCTTTCCAGAGTGCTACCTTGCGATTGTTCTCGTCAACCTGGGCTTGATAACGGTATTCTGTAGCTCTCGCTTCTGCCGCTTGCCTTTGACCTCTCGCCTGGGCCATAGCTCCAGCAAAGTTGAGTATCATTCCAATTGCAGGGGTACACATATTAAATCTCCATCGTAAATTTATGGAAAGGTTCGCCGTTGACTCCATACGGCATTGCCTCTTCCATCTTAAAACCTAACCATTTAAGCCACTTGATACTCAGTGTATTCCTGGCATCAACGTAATTCTCTAAATGTCTGTAATCTTTTTTAATGTCTTCGAGCCAAGGCTTCGATCTTCTCAAGAATATTTTCTGTTTCTTCTTAATTAGATCAGTACCCAACATCCAAGGTGATCCTCTAGAACTTATAAGCGAGATCGGACAAACACCCCACATACATACCAACTGACCATCAACAAGTCCTGTTTTCGCGTAGGTCGCCATATTCACAGAAGTTGAGACCGCATTTCTGAGTCCCATCTTCGTGGCTGCATTAACTTCTTGTTTGTCATGTTCACGCATATTTCTTACCAATATTGCAATATCACCCTCTTCCACATCTCTGATTTCAATTTTAACCGCCAACTGAAACCTCTGGTATTACCGCCAATAATGTTATAGGAAGGGGATCATCTTGACGATAGAATAAAGACCCGCTACTCGACCATTTAGAGGGCATGGTGACACGAATATCGCCTGTTTTCAACTCAGTTGGTGTGCCATATGTTTCATACGCTCTCTGTTTAAATTCTGTAAGGTTGTCGGCATCCGTTCCGACCTTGCCTCCTCTTGATGATTCGACTCTCAATGTGACTGCTGAAATACTCTTGGTCTTGCCTTGGGTTGTTGGTTGTCCAAGTTCCAGATTAAGGGTTTCAACGTCTGCCTGGATAGGTAGTCCAATATGTATTTTGGTGGCTGGATTTGAAATCGTTACCGCTCCAGATGAAACTGCCTGTTGAGCTTCTACATTACCGTCCGCCAGGATAGCTACGGTCTTCCCTTCAAGATGTCCTAGTCCTGATATTTCATCGACTCCTTTAGCCCAGCTCGTGGTTGCTACTCCTCTGAATGCAGTAGGTACATCACGTCCCGCTTTCACGGTTACAACGGTTGCACTGCTATAACCTTGTACTGTACACACTAAGGTATCGGTTCCAATGGTCAACACAAAAGTATTGCCGACATCACCAGAAACAAAGGTTGATGCTCCCGCTGTCAGTGTTAAGGTTTCAGTATGCGCCCAGGATGACCCACCTGATAGAGTCATTGTTGTTGTGGCGGCAGTATGGGTTCCATCATAAGATAGACCTGAATCAACAAAGAAGGAATCTGCGACATCACTAATAACTCTGGTATTCATTCTTTCTATATATCTCTTTGTGGCCCCACCAATTGTTCTATTGACCACAAAATAGGTAGCGTCTTCATCACCTTCTGCGATCGTACATACAGATTCAAAGGTACCGTCTGTATCATGTCTTGACCAGCCCCAGACCTCATGTTCTCTGAGATAGGTTAGTGCTGCCATCGTACCGTCACTGAGTACTGTCCAAACGATCGAGTGAGGTGCCTGGGCAAATGCCCATTCCCTGACTGTCTTCCCTGCAAAGAGATGATTCGATAGAACGGTTAGATCGTTACCAGTATATGAATCTGAATCAAGTGCGAATGCCAGGTCTCGAATAATAGAACCTTTTGACTGAATATAGATAATCGTATTACCAATAACCAATGGTGGTGCATCAGCTGAACCACGATACCCTTGTGGCTTGAGCTGTATTGAGGAAGGTGTAATAACACCATCATTAGCAGTCATTAACCATTCACCACCTGAAGTTAAAACGATCATATCCGAGAGCGGTACCAGGTGTCTGACCTCATTAACCTGTGAAGAGGCTATTGTAAAGGTCACCGCATCGTCATCCCTTAAAGGTTCCGATACATTGAAGTTGTGATAGTTTCCTGTCTGGCTCATATAGACTTTCTGTGGATCATTATTGGTTTGTCCAAAGACTAGTCGTTGTTGATAATAAGTAACTGATGCTGGGTATTCATCGGTGGTATTGAATATCGTTCTTGCGGTTGCTGGAGTATCGTTTGCAACAGCCTCTATATTGTTGTCCTTGAATGTGGTCGTTGTTGAACGTCCGATAAAACCATAGACACCACCAATCGATTTATAGACATTGTAAGAATTCGCTGCTGAGACTGCACCCCAGGTAATGGTATTGGTAATCGTAGAGGTGAGATTGTTGTTCGTTATCGAGGTCGCGGCAGAGGCCACACTCTCAGCTCCTGTATCTGTCTCTACTGAAGTAACGACATAGGAATAAGAGGTATCTGGATTGCCCGCGTCATAGTTTTGTCTCGTTGATGCGACACTTCCAGGTGCCGTCATCGAAGTACCAAAGGTTACTGAGGTCAATGTCCATGCTGTATGAGAGGTTCTTTTTAATTCTTTTACTGGATGAGTTGGATGACAGATCGTCATCACATCAGCTGATTGGGTAAAACTTAATTCTCCCACCTGTGCATCTGTATAAGGGGTTGTAACTGAGACAGGACTTCCACCTGACTCTACCAAGCCGCCATCCTTAATAACACGCATAGTTAGGTTTCCAAACTCTAGAACATAGGTTTGTTCGGTATTGAATTCAAAAGGTATTAAGCGTGTTGTTTTTGCTGAGATAGCTGTCTCGCAGATAAACTTTGTACCCGCTCTATTGGTTACACCACCATGGGCCAGAACAATGAAGTTTCTACAGGTCTTGAGACCAACGGCGTATTTGGCAAGATCAACACGAGCGTGTAATGAAGGGGCTAATTCTCCGCCAGAGAAAGAAGGTTGAATCGTATAGACAGGCATTAGTTACGCCCTGAAATCCAACTGGCCTCTTGATTCCTGTCGATATGAGACTCATTTGAATTGAATGTTTTCGCCTCGGATAGTGTTGATAGATACATCTGGTATGCCGCTTGCATTCTTTTCTCGTCCCTGGTTAGAGGCATTGCTACTTCACTGGCTATCTTCCAAGCTAAAGCGGTAACAAACATGGGATCAAACACCAGTGTATTGGTTGCTTTATAGGTATAAATTAGGATTGCTTCCTCCTGATTGGTGAGAATCACTCTTGAATTGTAAGCATCACTCAAGGCGATCTCATACTCAATAGGATCACCGTTATCGGTTACCTGGAGTATCTCTCTTATAAAAAGGCAATCATTTGGATAACTGTATCTGTAAGACCAGTTACCTGGTGGAGTACCGACATCAGATAAAGCCAGATGACGAGTGGCAAAACCCCAAGGGTGCGCCCTCAGTAATGTATCCCTGGTGTCAGCATATAATAAATTACAATGGAAAGCCTCTTCAGACTGTTCCGTCAAGGAAGAAATAGTGGCACTGGCACCGATATGGGAAAGTGCTAAATTACAAATATCGACTTCACTAGCCATTCTAACTCCTTAATAAATAAATACCCTAGTATTTTACTAGGTTATTAAATCTAGGGAACGGTAGGAAGAGAAATATAGAAACCTACCGTACCTCTAGAAATAAATCACACCTTATGTAGCGTCAGGGTATGAAGTGGACTGTTGAGCATCTTTAACAACTGATGCACTTACAGTCATTGTTGGGCTTGAACCCCCAACATCGTAGTACAGACGAACATAGCGTTCATTCGTATCAGGTAAACCCAATACTAACTGATCTCCAACGGCTGCTGCCGCAATAGAGCGAGATGTTAGTACAGTGGTTGCACTTGAGAATGCAGCATTGTCATCTGTTTGCACCAGAACAGCTAGGGTTGGCGAAGAGCCTCCCATAGCAACGTCAAAGTTCAACGCGATTTTCATTTCCTCGCCTGGGCCAATATCACGATCTGAACCCAGATCGATAATATTAGTAGAAGCGGCATCAGCCGTTACAGACTGTGCATCGGAAAATTGAAGATTATAATCAATAATCATTTTAGTCTCCTATAGTTATTCCTATGCCACAACGGCTTCGGCGTTAGTAATAGCGTCATTACGTCTGAACGGAATACCGTCAAATGACATAACACGCTTGCCCGCAACTTCATCCATACTCAGACGCACATTAGTTGTGTTAGTGATCTGTCTGCGAAGCATTGAAGATATAGTTCTATTGCCATAGAATACTGCGCGACCTATTGAAAGGTTAGGCACTAATTCTATCGCTTGAACCATAAGATCAACCAAAGCAGCCGATGAACCAGAAGAACCATCCCTATGCAAGTTAGACACATCGATGTTCGGAATACGAACAACGTAGCGCCAATCTCTTAAAGATACACCGATGTCCCACTTGTAGTGAGTACGGTATCCCTGGTATTTACCGTTTGCAGCATCTTCCAAAGTAACTTCACCAAGGTCGGTATGTTTCAGACCAGCCTGTGAACCTTTTGGATAAATGCCGTGGCAAGTGTTTGCGCCCCAAACAACCAACCAAACGGATGTGTTGTCTGAACCTGAACCTCCACCAACGATAATGTTGTCACCGCTTTCCGCAGATAGGGAGCTGTAACGTGGTGCTAGACCCATGAACTTTTCAGGATCAGTACCAGTATCACCGTAGAACAGTGTATTGGCCATCTCTTGGTTCATTGACTCTAGGAAAGCACGATCCTCGGAAAGACGGAAAGATGCTGTGTTGCCGTTTAAATCAGCTAGGGCCTTATCGACCTCGGCATAAGCTTCAAGCATACCTGCTGTATCAGTCACCTGGACAGTTGTTGATTTGCTTGGTTGAACACCATAGTTCAGTTTACGCCAGGTTGAACTTGGCAGCCCTGATCTAATGGTTGTTTTATGACCTGTTGGAAGATTACCTTCTAAGAACGTCATATCCTCTAAGACTTCATTAGTCTCCGAGAGAAGTTCTACGATAGTGTCAATCTTACCATCAGGGTCATACCTCTTAGCCACATCGGCTAAAGTAGGATTTGTTGTGGATAATGTTGCCATTATTGTCTCCTGTTATAGTTTTATTGCATTGATGGATAAAGCACAGCTTCACGAGTCTTCTCTGTTGTGTTAGCCCCGCCAACGACAACTGAATCCTCTGAAATAGCCTTTCCGACACGATTGAGAAAACGGATCATCTCAGGATGGTTGCCCAAACCTGAACTGTCCAGCATCTCATTAAACTCAGGGGTTCCGAATGAATCACGAGCCTTGACCGCTATTGAGATATTCTCATCGAACTTCTCGCCACCGTATTCGGCATCGCTCTTTGCATCGTCCACCCAGGATTTCTGCTGCTCGACCCATTGAGCCATCTCGGCCTCTTTCATCTTAGCTACCATGTCCACGCCTCTTTGGGCTTGTTCTTGTGTCAGGTTATTTTCTTTCGCAAAAGTATGGTAGTCAGATAAGGTCTCTTCGTTAAAACTAAAGTCTTCTGGCAAATCAAATACTGAGTATTCCTCTGGGGCGCTTGCCTCCTCGGTTACTTCTTCTTCATTTGTTTGTCCTTCTTCTGTAGTAGCAGCATCACTCGCCTTCGCATCTGTTGTTGTATCATTAGTTGCTTCAGGTGAGTTTTCTGCCTGCTGAACATCTTCCACATCATCGGTGTTGGCTGTCAGCAAAGTATCGTCATCAGGCATTTTGATCTCCTTGTTTATTGTTGTTTTCTTCGATCATCGACATATACATCTTTTTGTCTGCCGAGATCACTTCATCCACCAGCCATAGGCCAATATTTCTTTGACCCTCGTTAAAGAAAGTCGTACTATTACCAGTGAAACTTGTGCGATACATTCCTGTCTGATCCAGGAGTCTCCAAACGAGGCGTCTACCCCATTGCTTGGAAAGTAGAAGACGCAAATCTTCTAACTCTATATCGCGAATATTTTTATCTTTCTGTTTCGCACTCTTGACGCTCTTCTCGTCAGAGGCGTTAAATTCTTTTGACATATATCGGCACTATCTCATAAGTTCTGCAAGTTATTTATTGTTTACCTTTTTTACTGCCTCTACTGACACATGATTAACCCCTAACTTCTTTAAAAACAACAATGTAGTAAGCATTGCTTCATGGTGTAGAAACATCTCCGTATACATAGATTC